ATCGATGTACTTTTGATAATCATCTTTATAAAGATTTTTAAGTGAACCTGATTCTTCATATGAAAGTTTCTTTTCACCGAGTACAACATAAGCAATATGATTCAATGCATATGATTCTTGAGGACCATATGTATAACCAAACTTTTGAAACAATTCCATATAATCTAAAGTTTGAATACCAGGAATTTCATAAACTAGATTTTCTCTACCGCGATACATAACCTTTCTAGGTTCTGGTATTTGTAAGCCATATGGTGAAAACTTGTGTAAGTATTCTATACCTAGTACTTGAGATGTACGATTGATTACGTAAGGTATATCGAAGAATCTTGTATTCCAACCTGTAATAACATCAGGTGTAATTTCAGGGTGTGACCAGAATTCTATAAACTTTTCAAGTAGTTCTTCTTCGCTATTGCATCGAGTATATTTAACGTCACTTATAAGTGCTGTTTTAGTATCAAAGTCACCATAACCCCACACATGATATGTAGAGAACTTACTAGACTTATATGATATCGATAATATTTTATGAGCAGCTTGATCAGGATGTGGAAAGCCATCATCATAATCTGTTTCAATATCAAATGTACCGACGTTAATTGCTCTACGATCAAATTCAATATCATTTGGAAATTTATCCATTACATACTGAGAAATATATCTTTTATTACCATAAATTTTTCTACCTGAAACTTCAAGGTTATCACGTAACCATTGTCCAGCTTCATACATACTTTTAAAATTTATTGATCCAACATTATGACCATCAATACTTTTGTAACCAGTTTCGTCTGGTGTAGTAACATAGAACTTTGGTTCATAATGATCTTTTTTAGTAACTCTATCGCCGTTAGATGAATAACCGCGATAGTATATGTTACTTTTAAATCGATAAAGGTTGGTATAAAATGCCATTAATAAGCTTCTCGTTTAGGTGGAGTCCAAGGTTTGTCACCGTGGGTTAAATAATAGTTGATTAATTTATCAACATTGATGTTATATTTTTCAAGGTCAGATTTGTGATCCTGAAGATATTTAATTTTTTCGTTGAAATCCGGAAGGGATTGAAAGTGTGAATAGATAACTGATAGTTTTGATGTTGTCAAAGTGATTCTCCTCATTTTTATAGTATTATTATACACTAGTTTTGAGTAAATGTACACCTTTTTGTTATTAACATGTTAACTAAGTTATACAGCAAATGATTCTCCGCAACCGCATTGCGCTGTTGCATTAGGATTTATAACCTTTAGGTATGATCCACCAAATTCTGTTACGTAATCTACAGTGCAACCTATAACAAACATTTCTGCTGTTCGGTCTAGCACTAAAATGTTTTCAACGAGTGTACCTTTTTCCAAATCATTGGTCATGTTCCACTCGTATTGAAAACCTGAGCAGCCACCACCATTGACTGCAAGATAAGCATATTTCTTATCATGTGCTTTGGTGGTGGCGCTTAAATAGTTTTTAGCATTTTCTGTTAAAATTATCATTTTGGTAATGATGCATCTATTCCTTTAACATATTTATTCATGCTTAGTAGTTCTCCAACAGTATATTTATCATTAAATGGTTTAATATCACCGTTCATAACTTTTTTTTCAGTATCTTTAGCAATACGTGCAATGTTATCTGGCATATTAGTATATGGTGCCATTTTTACCATTCCACTTTTCATATCACCCCAAGTATCTGACTTTTTCCAAGTGCCGTCTATAACCTGGCCAACTCTTTTGATATAGTATGGAGACCAATCGTCAATGATAGCTGTAAGTTGTGCCTTTGGAGCAAACTGATACATGTTACTTGCTTGACCAAATGCATATACACCTTGCTGTTGAGCAACTTGTAGTGCAGCAGGACTATCTGTATGTTGTGTAATAATATCAGCGCCTTCACTAATTAATACCTTTGCAGCATTACCTTCTTTAACTGGATCATACCAGCTGTTAACCCACACTACATCAATATCAAAGTCAGGGTTTACACTTTTAGCACCTAAGTAAAAAGCATTAATACCTCTTACAACTTCAGGTATTGGAAAAGAAGCAATGTAACCTGCTTTACCAGTCTTACTCATATGACCAGCAATTACACCTTGAACATATCTACCTTGGTAAAACATACCAGAATAAACTGACATATTATTATTAGTTTTATAACCAGTAGCATGCTCAAACTTAATATTTGGAAATTCTTTAGCGACTTTCAACATTGGTTCCATGTAACCAAATGAAGTAGCGAATATAATATCCATGCCTTCTTTGGCTAAACCCCTTATAGCTCTTTCAGCATCTGGACCATATTTAACACTTTCCATATATGTAACTTCTACTTTATCACCATAAGCTTTTTCAACAGCTTGGCGTCCCTGGTCATGCATATAAGTCCAACCGTGGTCGCCCACTGGTCCGATATATACAAACCCAACTTTTAATTTATCAGCAAATGCCGAAAAACAAAACAAAAATGCCAGTGTCGCCACTGACGCGATGGTCTTCATATTCATTATAATCTCCTGTTATCGTACTCTAGAAACAGAGCCGTTTGGTTTTGCTAAGAATGCTTCGAAAGAAACATCTGGGTAGTCTTTTTGTAATGATAAAAACATTTTTAAATTAGACATAGCATCATCAAATAATCTTATTCTTTTGTATATTTTTTGATCTAGGTATTTTTTAAAAATAATCTTTTTATTATCTGCAGCTGGTCCTGAACCTAAGTTGCCAGCTCTTTCAACATAAATTTTATCTATGTCGATTTTTTGATTTCTAAATGTATCTAGAAATGTCTTCTTATTATCAAAGTTAGGTCTTGCAGTTACAATAATAACTTTAGATCCTGCTCTTGTAGCATTTTTTAATATTGCTCTAACTTTGTTAATCATTCTTGCGATTGGCGTGGACGTCCGCTTAAATACCTCGGCGTTTTTAAATTCGCCGAAGTCGTAATCTTCGCCAGCTTTTTTCTTATATGTGTTAAATTCTTGATTATCCAGTTTTTTAATAACTTTACCATTTTTTACCACATGTACCTTTGCTTTAGTTATAAACATAGTTTCATCTATGTCAAATATAGTTAAACCTTTTCCGGCAGCCTCTTCTAAATATGTTTTAAAATTAATCATTATAGTTATTATACCATAGTTTTTTACAAAAGTAAAGGATTATTTTACTTTTATTTATTATTATTTGTATATATCTTATTAATATGATCTTCGAATTCTTCAACTTTTTGTAGTCTATTAGGCCAGAGAATATATTCTTTTTCTGGATTTTTCTTTAAATTTGATAACAAAGGTATTATTGCATTATAAAGATTATCAAGTGCATCTTGCTTAGACGTTAATAAGTGTTGTTTATCATTAACGTCTTCTTGTGTTTTCTTTACTACATCTAACTCTTCTTCAGTTACAGCAGTAAAACCAAAATCAAAGTCTAAGTCAGACATTAAGCTAATGCTCTCATTCTTTTAACTAATCTTCCAGCTCTATTAGGAACTTGTCTATACCACGCAGAATCTATCATTTCATCTGCAGCTTTATTCCAATCTTGTGCATCAACACCGGCTTTCATACCTTTAAACTTTGAAAGTCTAGGTCTTCCCATATTAAACATCATATTAGCAATGATTAGTTGGACTTCTTCTGGCAAGACATTAAATCCGTAATATAATTGCTCACAATCTGCGAGCACGATTTGGACGTCTTTGTTGAAGGCTTCAATAACTCGATCTTCTGAGACAGCAGTTCCAATTTCTTGTCCGTGTTCTGGATCAGAATCAATAACCAAATGCCCAATCCCAAAAGTAGCATAACCCAAGTGATCGTTGTAAATTTCATACTTAACTCCTTCATCCAATTCAAGTTCTTTTCTTAATGTTTCTATATTCATGCTATACCTCCTTATAAAATACTATTTATAATAAAAAAGGCGAGCACTGCCCGCCTGATTTAATTTGATTACAATACTAATATCTTTCGTATTCTTTAGCAGTTTTCTTATTTAATTGCATAATGATATGCTTTAAATCTTGATCTCTGCCATAGAAACCAAGTTGCTGCAATTCTCTTGCTACTTCAGCATTTGCAGACATTTGTCTACCTATGATGATTGCTTTTAATGTTTTCTTAAAAGCGTTAGCAATAAATTCGCATACTTGACATGTGATATTGTAAGTTGTAGTTAAAGTTGTCATTTAATTAATCCTCGTTAATTTATTTAATTGAAATTTTACGAGGTCGCTTCTCTTCTGGTAGAACTACTTTTAAATTAACAGTAAGGATTCCATCCTGAATGTCTGCACCGTCTACTTCTGTATATTCAGACAGTCTAAATGATCTATTAAACTTTCGAGCACTGATACCTTTATGTACGTAGGATTCTGCTTCTCTTCGCTTTGGCCTATCGCCTATAATAGTCATAACGTGATCTTTAACTTCAATATCAATATGATCTTTTTTAAAGCCGGCTACCGCCATCTCGATTTCATATGTTAAATTGTCGTGTTTGACTACGTTATACGGTGGATAAGTATCCTTCGCGTGTGAATGAATATTTTCCAGTTGATCAAAAATGTGATCGAAACCCAAGAAAGCATTTCTCGGGTAAATAAAGTTCTTAGTCATAATTGCCTCCTATTGACTAGCAAGGTTAAACGAGACCCGATAATCGGCGCCTCTATAATATATATAGTATCTACTTTCTCAATTTAAACCAGTAGATCCAAATTTTTTTTCATAAGCAGCATGAAATTTTTCTTCTCTCACCCAAGCTTCTTGATTGTACCATATTCTCTTAAAGTAATTATTGTAACAAGCCAAAGCAGTTTCTTCAGTGATGTCTAAATGACCTTTCACTAAAAAGAATATTCTATATGCTTCTTTAATTTTATTTTGTTCCATTACCAATATTATATTTTGGACATAATTCCCATTTATCTTTATCTTTAAATGAAATTATTTTGATTTGTCTTAATGGAGTAATAGGCTGCAACTGTTCTTTATTTTCTACAGTTAATAATCCCCAATCACTCATTAATGTTGCTATAGTATTTCTACGTCCAACATCATTTTCTTCAAGATTAGATTTTTTTCCGTCTAATAAAAAGAGCTCTTTAAAATGCACGATAAAATATCGTCCTTGTTTATGTAGTATATGGCAAGACTGATAAAGCTTATTATCTTTACGTGATGCCACACCTATTCGAGTAAGTGTCTCTCTTATTTTAAGAAAATCGTCTGGTTCGTTTAATGTAACCTCTAGCATATTTGCTGGGTTCCATTCTACAATGTTATTTTCTTCCACCTTTTGCCACCTTATTTTTCAATTCGTTTATATTGTCAGTGGTGAGGAGAGTTAAAATCTGTCGGGCTTTTTCGTTGCTATAGCCATAATATTTTTTAACCACATCCAAGTCACTAATTTGTTCAGGTTTGAACCATTTAGAAAACCTTTTACGTTTTCTTATTATATTTATAAAAAAATCAAATTGAAGGCGGTTATCTATGTGATGATTACGATTCATCTCGTTTGCAGCTAATACTGTATCTGGAAAGTAAGATAGCTGTCTGTTAATCATGTATGACGAATATGCTTTTTCAGCAACATCGTCAACCATGATATCTTTTTTTGTGTAATTTATAGCATTCGAATATTCAAAAGGATTCATTATATGTCCTATGCACTTTTAAGAGGAGCCCAGCTTTCTACGCCACCAACATAATTATCATAATCAATTTCTTGTTCTATATGTTCTTTAGTGAGTTCCAACGTTG